TAAAGATATGTTATTCACGCGAATGGAAAATTTGGGGTTTACTTTAACACTGTGGGAAGATCTTAAAGGGAACCCGGTTTCGGATTTGTATAGTAAATTTAGGTTTGTGTATAAGAAATGATTAGTTTCTGTTAGTACGTCTACTCTGAGCGGCGTTACCCGCCTTTTTTCTTATCGTGTTTGGTTTGTTCGGTGTTTTTGGTATGTTATTTAATTTCATCTTGTTTAGGTTTTTCACGAGAGTGTTCGGTGTGTTTGGTTTATTTGGTTTTACAAACTTGACGAAATTTAAGTTTCTTCTAAATAATGGTTGTCGTGTAAATGGATTTGAAACGATATTTGTGTTTGGGTTAAGACTGTATAAAGTGTTAATATTAGTGATATTAGTATTTTTATTTTTCGTTTTTATCCAGTTTAGAAGTGATTTTTCAGTTAAGTACCTATTGTATCCGAGGTTTAAGGCATTATTACCGACACTAAAATTATACCCAGATATAGGATCGTTACGATTAGTGTTTAGGGGTACGTTTCTACGTTGTACAGGTCTAAGTGGTATATGTTCAAAACGTGTCCAACTACTCTTAGTAATGCTTAAACCAGATCGATGAAGTGATTTTGGTATAATTCTAAGGTTTGGGTTACTATGTATATAAATGGAGCTTAGGTTTGGAAGACGACCGATCTCATCTGGTAACGAGGTTAACTTATTAAAGCCTAAAAGAATTGCCTCGAGTTTTGTAAGCTTACCGATCTCTTTTGGTATAGATGTTAATTTATTAGCAGCCAATCCAAGAAACGTAAGATTTTTAAGGTTGCCGATTTGTGGTGGTAACGAGTTTAATTGATTATCAGACAATTTAAGTGTGTCAAGTTTTGTAAGTTTACCGATTGATTCTGGTAACGAGTTTAATTTATTATCTCCCGAACCAAAAAACTCAAGTTTTTTAAGGTTACCAATAGATGATGGTAACGAGTTTAAAATATTACCCTCCGACTCAAGTACCTGTAGATTTTTAAGGTTACCAATAGATGATGGTAACAAGTTTAAACGATTACTACTCATCGTAAGTACCTGTAGATTTTTAAGGTTACCAATAGATGTTGGTATTGAGGTTAAATCATTACTGTTCAAATTAAGATGCGTAAGTTTTTTAAGGTTACCAATAGATGATGGTAATGAGTTTAAATCATTCCCGGCCAAAATAAGTTCCTCTAGTTTTTTAAGTTTACCAATAGATGATGGTAAATTGGTTAAGTTTCTATTTTCTAGATCAAGACCTGTAATATTCATGTTCCTAACACCGAGGTTACGAAGTTCCTGGGGAACATTGGAGTTACTCATATACCTTTACTTGATATTTTTATATAGGTTTATGGTAAGATGATACTCGCTATACTTCTACTTATCATAAACGTGTATATATACATGAGTACGAAACAAAACGAAAAGGTAAAAGAAGTACGGGAAAAATATAGAATTCTCAGGGAACATATACAAACAACTGGACATAGTGAGTTTAAAGTTTTACGTCACGAAGTACCATTAACAATGTATCACAGGACAAATGGACACATTGGGTATAACACGAATAAAGGTAATGAAATTGGTTTATGCTTAGACGGTGATACGAACGAAATATTCCACGTATTAATACACGAACTCGCACACTCAACGGTCGATGAGTATTCACACAGTAAAGATTATTGGACAAATTTCAAAAAATTGAGAGATATGTGCGTCCAACTCGGAATCTATAAAGAAATACCAAACAAAACTAAATTTTGTGGTAAACACGTCCAGGATAAATAATCTAAGGTAAATGTAATAATGTCAGCGACAAAAGTTGATTTAGCAAAAGCTATTTTATTATGGAATGGAATTTTATCTTTATCGAGTATACCACTACTCGCGAGTGAATATTGGTCTAATGTGATCTTTTTATTGTTTATTATACCTAATGTTTTGGGTATGATGCCAAGAGGTGGTAAAGTATGGGGACGTCTTTCCCTTGATATGCCTTTCCTTTTGATATCGACTATAATAAGTTTAGCTTTTACACTCTTAATTACAGAAACGAACGAAAATATAAAAGAAGATTTTGTTAGGTTCGGTAAAAATACACGGAGTACAGTGACTGTTGTTGGACTTCGGGCATTGGGATTAACCATTGGGTTTATAATTTCTTATTTATTGTTTGGTGGTGATAAAATGTATTCACACTTTAATTCTAATTAAGCGTATCTTTTATACAAAAAGAATGCAATGGCGGCGACTGCACCAGTCGAACCCAAACCAACGGCACTTCGGTTCCCTTGGTCGTTAAGAAATTGTGGTACGAAATTTGCGAGTTTTTCTTGAACTGGCTTACTAATCGCTATCGCAGTACAAACAGCGACCACGAGAGCTTGAAACTGATCATCAGTTAAGTTAAATGGGTTTTGGCTAGAATTCTTTTGTCTAGACTCGTTTGGTTGTTGAAGACCCATCATTGGTGATTGCGCTTGCGCCTGTGTCATTCGTGGGTCAACTGCCATCATTGGTGGTTCGAGGGGTGATTCTGCTTGCATAACATCTTGAATTGGAGTAGAGTCCATAGTACTTTGTTTAAAATCAATATTTTTTTCCGATACAATATTCGGCGGTTCTATAATAGGTTGTTGTCCTTTTTCTATGAAATTCGTAGACATGTTATTATTTAATGCTACCATACCATCGCTATTCTCGGAAAGGTTTAAAGTACTCACGTCAGTTGACATTTATATGTGCAAAGTTTTTTGATTTTTTACGTTTACGCGTTAGCCTGATTATTTACTTACCTTGATTATGTAAACTATCAATAAAAATATTAAAATTAGTAAAACTAATAATTTTATATAATTATAATTAGTATTAATATCGTATCTTTCTAAAGCTGCTTTAGAAAACTCTCTTCTATATTTATAATGTCCTGTATCACTACTTATAGCGTTATTGGTTTTTAATTTCTTTACATCACCATTGGTTGGTTTCAAATAAATTGGGGTTTTGTTATAATTTTTAATGTAAATTAAATTTAATAATATATCTTCACCGTTCCATACTGGTTTAGCTTTCAAGGCGAAGTCATTCATCTTATGTTTTTCGTTCATGAAATCTTTACATATCGATTTGTTTGTCATTAAAATTTGAGTTAATACAATTTGTTGATCGCCCATTAAAAACTTTTTATTTGAATACCCTTTGGTTTCGGAAACGTATCTTTTTTCTGAACCTATAACCACATTAGGATTCTTTTTATACTTTTTGTACATTTTGTTAACGTAATTTTCTGACGGTAACATATCGTCATCAATTATTAAAATACAATCGTTTTTTGCATCGCACGACCTAGAGAATCGTAAAGCGACACCTAATTTTGTGTTCATATTTTCATCACGATAATGTTTAACAATTTTTAGTTCTGGTGTTTCAAAGTATGTTTTACTGTTACCGTGAGATACGATGACTTCTGAAACCAATTTGTAATTAACAATTTTTGGTAATATGTCGTTTATTATATTATCGGGGCGTTTCCAATTTAATATGATAACACTTATCATTTAATGTAACAATTTAAAATAATTAACTGATTAGTTTGTATTTAGGGTATAAACACCCAAACGTTTTTATAATTCGTGGTAAATCGTTTAACTTATCGTAGTCACACATGTCTTCATCTACGTATATGGTTTTTGTACTATGACAAATATCAACCAATACACGGTATCCTTCATCGCTTTCACCACCTGATGTAATTTCATTATATGCTGGATAAACTAATGGTGTAATAATATTTTTATGTAATAATTGTTTCGATAAAGTTCGTAAACTATTCATTTCTTCTTAATAACTTTTAATGTGGTCGTTTTTTTAACTGTGTTACGATCACCCAATTTCAAGTTACCGTGTTTTGGATTAAACATCTTCTTATGTGTTTGCCAATATTGTGGTGCACCAACCTTAAAGTTTTTCCTAATCTTTGCTTTGTACCAAAAAACACAATCTTCTATTCTATTACTCTTAGACGTGTTATCTAATACCAAACACTCGTAATTTTCAGTACAAGAGTCCATCACTTTATTGAACATCTCAAACGTTGGAAATATACCAAAAAAGTTTTTATATAACTTCTCACGATTTTGAATTATATTTTCACGCAAAATAAAAATGTAATCTATATTCGCCCTGAGTGCTGGAGGAAGATCCATACAATATTGCATAGTTAACATGAAAAATATCTTCCAGTGACGACCGTTCATAAAACATTGGCGAATACACGTATCTTTCATGAATTTAGAATCATACATACAATCATCTAAAAGAAGAAACGCACCAGAGTTTGGCTTACCCGCACCAACAAGCTTTTTCTGTCTATCCATAACGCGTTCGATAGCTTCTCTATCGTAATCACCGTATATGAATAGGTCGGGTATATACTGTTGATAATAATGATTACCTTCCTCTGTAGCAGATAGAACTATTCCCGCTGGTAAATGCTTTTTGTGGTACAGAATATCAGTAACGAGTGTAGATTTACCGGTATTACGTTTACCTATAAAAACACATACTTTATCATCAGCCATGCTTTCAGGTTTGAACTTTCGTAATTGAATATTCATCTACCATAACGCCTCGTTTTAATTTATAAAATTTTACTCACATAAAGTAAGAATGGCTGGTAAATTGAACCTTGCTGTCACTGGTATCCAGGACCAATGGCTTACTGGTGAACCTGAATTTTCATATTTCCTGATGAATTTTAAACGACACACAAAATTTTCAATAGAAGCCATAGAAACACCGTTCAATGGTGATCCTAATTTCGATAGCTCCGTTGAGTCTAATATACCAATGAATAAGGGAGATCTTATCAGAAGTATGATGCTTAAATTTACTTTACCTAGACCAACGGCACCGGATAAAACGTTTACAGTTTCAGAATCAGGTGGTAAATACTTTATAGACGGTGATCAACAGGCGACACTCACACTTTATGAAGGTACGACGTATACCTTCAACAATGCAAGTCCAACACACCCGTTTAGATTTGAGTATGCCCCACCCGACGAATTACCACCCGTTGACGGTGTCGGTACTCTTTACAATTATAAGAGGTACACAAGTTTGGATACAGCAGAGCATTACGTGTATAAACTATGGAAAAATTCAGCAAACAACTGGGCAGTACCATCTACACCGTCAACTAACACGATAAAGGTTTTGAAAGTATCTCCCTTTACCTGGTCTGATAACGATACAACTGACGCTTTCCCGAATAGTATTGATACTACAACGTACCCAGGTAAAGTATCTCTGAGACAGTCTAGTGGTGAAGCTTATAGATTTAGTGTACCTTTATCTGGAGATTATACAACGGGTGTTACGAATCCGGGTACAGCTACGGTTACTTTTACACCAACATATAGTTCAAGTACACCATCGACATTATACTATTACTGTTCTGTACACCCCGGTATGGGTGGTCAAATAGACCTTAAAATAGTAAGTTATAGAGAATCTATAGGTGCTCAAATAATAGAATACGCCGATTTACGTATCGGTGGTCAGACTATACAGCGTTTGACCGGGGACTACATATACATGTATAACAATATACACAGTAACGAAGATGATATAAAACAAACCCTTTACTTCTTAGCCGGACATGGAAATTACATAAATGTATCGTACGATTGGGATTATAATATTTTATTACCCTTTTACTTTTTAAGGCACCCAAGTTTAGCAATACCTGTATGCGCACTAAGTAAACAACAAGTTCAGGTCGAAATAAAATTTAAAAAATTGGACGACGTTGTTCTAACATATACAAGGTCTAACAATGCGATATCAGATCCACCTCCAAATGTTTCATCGTCTATCAAAAAAGTATCACTGGTTTCCGATTTCTTTTTCATAACCGAGAATGAAAAAAGATTCTTACAAACGCGACCAATCGAATACGTTATATCACAAATTCAAATGTCACAGTTTAAGTTTAACCCAGGTGTATCTAAAAAATCGGGTATGTTAAATTTTAAACACCCGGTCAAGGAAATGTTTTTTGTAGCGATAAGTGATGATCTACATAAATACGAAACGATAAAACACGTTACCATGAAATTTAACAATAATAAAATCATCGACGCAGATACTTTAATGTTGTGTTACGAACAACCATTGAAATATTACACGGGAATAACAAACGGTAATTTCGGTGTGTATAGTTTTTCAATGAAACCCGAAACGTATTACCCGACCGGTCAAGTTAATATGAGTAGAATAGCACACAATTTAATCGAAATGGAACTCGATACACCGGACTCTAGTTTTGGTCACAAAGTGTATGTGTATGGAGTAAACTATAACGTGTTAAGAATAGAAAGCGGACTTGGTGGTTTAAAATTTTAGTGAGTTATACTAGTAATGGCTGGTCGTGTTCAATTAGAAATATCTGGTCCACAGGACGCCTTTTTTACGGATGATCCAGAATACACATACTTCGTAAAAAATTTTCAAAAACATACTAATTTTGCACCTTTTTTTACAGATTTAGACGTGGAAGGTGAAGTGGAATTTGGTAACACTATAAGGTGTACCATACCACAAGATCAAGGTGATCTTCTTAAAACCGTGAGTTT